ATTTAAAAGCAAAAACAGTCGCTACTCCGGATGCACAGAGAAATAACAAACCTGTGAAGACCGAAAAAGTAGTAAAAGACACAAATCCCGTTAAAACGGGAGCTGTTGGAAAAGCAAGACCCCAAAAACCCGTAACTTGGACGTAATATGTGGTTCGGATTAGCAAAGATGGCTCTGAAAACAGGGAGCCATATTTATCAGAATAGACAACGCACAAAAGCGGCTCTATCGGATGCTGCTTTGCTTCATGCAGAACGCATGGCGCGCGGCGAGGAATCTTACCAAGGCAAACTTTTAGAAGCGCGACAGAATGATCTAAAGGACGAAATCGTCCTCATCATTATTTCGGCGCCCATAATTGTCCTTGCCTGGGGAGTCTTCAGCGACGATCCGGCAATGATGCAGAAGATAGAATTATTCTTTCATCATTTTGGATCTTTGCCCTTGTGGTTTCAAACACTTTGGATTACAGTCGTAGCCAGCATTTTTGGAATAAAGGGAACACAGGTGTTCCGTAATGGAGGATCCAAGAAAAAATAAGGAGAAAAAAATATGAGAAATGACAACAAGCCTTGGAAAAGACAAGGATACAAATCTGGTGGAAGAACTGGAAAACAATTCGGTGGGCCATTAGCTCAACCACTTGTTCGACCAGGTGTTATGCCTGCTAGACCACTTGGATTTAAAAAAGGTTCAAAATCTTCAAACGTCTATAAAAAAGGCGGAAAAGCATAACTGTGTCTAAAAAACAGAAAGAAAAGACACAATTAAAAGCTAGTTACAATTTGGGAGAAATAACACTTCCAAAACCAGAAAAATATATAGGAAAATTTATTAAAGCTGAAGTAGATGGTAAAAAACTTTCTAATCCAAGCTACGTGAAATATTATAAAGATATAGTTTAATGGATCCATTAGCGGTCGTTGCAAAACTACAAAAAATTGTAAGAGATAATCTTCAACGTATTGGGGATACTATGATTAGTGGTGGTATTGACAATATGGAGAAATATCAATATATGTTAGGACAGGCTCGTACTTATCAGTACTTGCTTCAGGAAATCTCTAACCTGCTAAAAGAGAAGGAGCAAAAAGACGATGAAGGAAACATTATTGACTTCGGAAAAGGAAGTCCCAAAGCATAGAAATGCTTTGCAGGAAAAATACAAATTAGAAGAAAAAGAACCTTTAAATCCAGACAATATTCAAAAATCTCAACTCCCCACTCCTAGTGGCTGGAGATTATTGGTGTTGCCTTTTACACCTCGAGAAAAAACTAAAGGTGGGATTCTTATTGCACAGGAGTCTCTAGAAAAACTACGCATCGCTACTAATTGTGGCTATGTGCTTAAAATAGGGCCGTTAGCTTATCACGACCATGATAAATTTCCAACAGGTCCGTGGTGCAAGACCGGAGATTGGATAATCTTTGCCCGTTATGCGGGATCGAGGCTAGCGATCGAAGGTGGTGAAGTACGCATCTTGAATGATGACGAAGTTTTAGGAGTTATTAAAAATCCTGAATCAATACTTCATCATAATTAATCATAGGAGGAACTATGCCAAAAGAAGAAAAAACAATTGATATCGATACATCCGGACCGGGTGTAGATATTGAATTGCCAGAAGACAAAGAAAAGGAGTTAGAAAATGAAGCTATTAAAATTAAAGACAGTGCTAAGCCCGCTGACACACCTGAGAAATCTAGTGAGCAGCTGGATGTTCGAGATGACTCGGACAGTAAAGACTCGGAACCAAAGAAGGAAGAAGTAGAAGAGAAAAAAGAAGAAGAGAAAGAAGAAGAAGAAAAACCAGAAGAAAAGAAAGAATTAGAAGTCTATAGTGAAGGCGTTAAGAAAAGAATTGCGAAGCTGACTAAGAAATGGCGCGAAGCGGAAAGACAAAGGGAAGCCGCTTTAGATTATGCCAAAGGCGTTCAGGTTGAGCATTCTCAGTTAAGAACTCGATTTTCAAGACTAGAGCCTGATTATGTTAAGGCGCTTGAAAGTAGAGTTATATCTGGAATTGATGCGGCTAAAGCCAAACTTCACACGGCAAGAGAAGCAAACGATATTAATGCTGAAGTTGAAGCACAAAAATCTATTGCTCAACTCGGTATTGAAGAAGCGCGATTGAATGCTCTAAAAGAGCAACAGTCACGAGCTAAAGAAAGAGAAGTAAAAACTCCCTCTTTAGATCAGGCGATTGCACCTCAACCCGTAGACCCTAAAGCAGAAGCATGGGCGGAAAATAATGAATGGTTTGGAAAAGACAATGCCATGACTTATTCCGCTTTTGATTTGCACAAGAAACTAACCGAGGAGGAAGGGTTTGACCCTAAATCCGATGAATATTATGCTGAAGTTGATAAACGAATGCGTCTTGACTTCCCGCATAAATTTGTTAATACTAAGTCTCAGGAATCGACTAAACCAACACAAACAGTAGCATCCGCTACGCGAAGTGTAAAACCAGGTCGCAAAACAGTGAGACTCACATCGTCTCAAGTAGCAATTGCTAAAAAATTAGGTGTGCCACTTGAAGAATATGCGAAACAACTAAGAATCACGAAGGAGGCATAAGCATATGACCAACGAAAAAATAAAAACTTCCCGTGCGAGCCAGAGTAGAGAACAAACAAAACGTAGAACTACATGGACTCCACCATCATCTTTAGATGCACCCCCTGCGCCCGCAGGATTTCATCATAGATGGATAAGAGCCGAAACTATGGGCTTTGATGATACGAAGAACATGGCCGGTAAATTAAGATCAGGATACGAGCTTGTAAGAGCTGATGAATATCCTGGATCTGAATATCCAACTGTGAACGAGGGCAAATACAAGGGGATCATCGGAGTTGGCGGCCTTTTGCTGTCAAGGATACCAGACGAGCTCGTTAAAGCGCGCGATGAGTATTTTAGAAAAATAACTCAGGACAAAGACGAAGCGATTGAAAGCGATCTCATGAAGGATCAGCACCCAAGTATGCCAATCAATGCTGAGAGGCAGACTCGTGTAACCTTCGGTGGTACTAAGAAAGACTAATTTATTAGCGATTCTTACCCAACGAAATTTTATTAACTAAGGAGAAAAACTATGGCAAACAAAGATGCCGCATTTGGTCTAAGACCAATCGGCAAGTTGGGCAGCAATAGAGAAGCAGCAGGAACTACAGAATACGAAATTGCAGCTTGCGCATCCGCTCTTTACCAAAACCACGTTGTTTCAGCGTCCGGTGCTGGTATCGCAGTTGGTGCAGCAAACCAAAGCAGTGCGTTAATGATTGGTTCATTGCAAGGCGTTTTCTTTACTGACGCAACTACTAACAAGCCTACCTTTGCGAATAACTTGGCAGCAAGTAATTCTGCAACGGATATTAAAGGCTTTGTCACAGATGATCCTTTTCAGTTATATGAAGTACAATCAGACAATACTGGTGCCTCCGCTCAAGGAGACATTGGAAATAATGCTGATATTGTAGTAGCGGCAGGTTCTTCGCCGAACTACATTTCTAAAACTGAACTAGGAGACTCTACATTAGCGACGACAGCCGCTAATTTACGGGTTGTGAATTTGTCAGATGATCCAGACAATAGCGATTTAACAGCCGCTAACGTTAACTGGAAAGTTATTATCATCGAACATTTCTACACAACTACAACAGGAGTATAAGGAGGATAAATTATGGCAATATCACGATCACAACTAGTCAAAGAACTAGAGCCAGGTTTAAATGCCTTATTTGGCCTGGAATACAAAAACTATGCTAACGAACATGCTGAAATATTTGATCAAGAAAATTCAGACAGAGCTTTTGAAGAAGAAGTTATGTTATCTGGATTTGCAAATGCTCAAGTAAAAGCAGAAGGAGCTGGTGTTACATTTGATAGCGCTAACGAAACCTTCACTGCTCGTTATACGCATGAAACAATTGCTTTAGCGTTCGCAATCACTGAAGAAGCGGTTGAGGACAACTTGTATGACAGAATTTCATCTCGTTATACAAAAGCACTAGCGCGTTCTATGGCTAATGCTAAACAAGTTAAAGCAGCTAACGTGTTGAATAGAGCGTTTAATTCATCTTACACAGGTGGTGACAGTAAGGAGCTTTTAGCTACTGACCACACTATCGTGTCTGGTACAGAACAAAACGAACTAACTACTGCAGCAGACTTAAACGAAACTTCATTGGAGCAAGCACTGGTTGACATTGCTGCGCTAACTGATGAACGAGGTTTAAAAATTGCAGCTAAAGGAATGAAAATGATTGTTCCTTCTGCGCTACAATTTACTGCTGAAAGATTGATGAAATCTCAAGGTAGAGTTGGTACAGCGGATAATGACATCAATGCTCATAAAAATATGGGCATGATTCCACAAGGTTATGTGGTTAATCATTATCTAACAGATACTGACGCATGGTTCATTAAAACAGACGTACCAAATGGACTAAAACACTTTGTTAGAGCACCAATCAAAACTGCTATGGAAGGCGATTTTGATACTGGTAACGTTAGATACAAAGCTAGAGAAAGATACAGCTTCGGCTGGTCTGACTGGCGTGGTATCTTCGGATCACCAGGTGCGTAATAGCAACTAAAACAAATTAATGAGGCGGCCTTAAAACCGCCTCATTTCGACTATAAAGTAAGAAATTCACTATGAAAAACTTCAGAATTCAAATTCGATATTGTGGCTATTATGCTGACTTTAACGTCACGTGTGAAGATACTCCTCAAGGTATCGAGAATTCAATCCTTGACAAACTGGGAAAAAATGAGGTAAAGTTCGAAAAAGATGGATTTACCAGTAAACGTGGTAAATGGATAACCTATGAGGAGGTTACAGATGACCGAAGACCTATACACTACGAAACGGTCCTTGGAACTAGAGTGGCAACAGGAGCACCTGAAGGAAGGTAGATATACGTTACACATGGGACATATCGATAAAAAAATTCAGGAAATTGTTAAAGAGATCATTGCCAAAGAGTTTGAAGAAGCAACTCTTCGAACTAAAATAACAGACGCCAAGCCCGAAGTTTCGATAGCCACTTAAGCGCTATCAAAAATCAGTTTTTTATCACAGGATACCTTGCGCTCATTGAAAATTTGAGTTATAGATTAATCACTATACAATTATTAATAGAACGTAGACGAGTATAGTCGACGGCCTAGAGACTACGTTCAGAAACTAGGAGGATTAATCATGGCAAATACAACATTTAGCGGTCCTATTCGTTCAGAGAATAATGTACAGCTAATTAGTAAAACAGCATCTACAGGTGTAGTTCATGATAGAACCCAATGTTTTGGGTTAAAGGATGCAAGAAGATATTATCTTTATGAGCCTTTCTATCAAAGACCAGGCCTTAATGCGATAAATATCATCGACCCTGATGCAAATGATGCAACAGCGTTGGCGGTAACACAAGCAGCGAACAAGAACTTTGAAACATTAGGTACTAACATGACGACTGCTTTAACGACTTTTCCAGGAACTCAAGCAGGAATCTTAATGACAACTGCTGGTTCGGATGCGGATCAGTCAATTCTTTTACCACATTTGGACACTAACCAATCAGCTTGGAGTAAAGTTCTATGGGGTACTGAGAATCAGGTTGAATGGGAATGTTCAATTAATTTACCTGCCCTTGATAACCAAAAAGTTTGGGCTGGTTTAAAATTGACTAATGATCAATTGCCTGAAACGGATGCGGATCAAGCATATTTCTATTATGCAACTGACGCAACGGTTGGGCAATCATTGTCAACTTTTACACCATGGTATTTTATTCAGTCTGTTAATGGTACTGACTACCTAACTAACTTAGGTATTACGGTAGCAGCAGATACGCCTTATCATTTCAAAATTGCGATTGATAGCGATAGAAAACCATCTATTTTTGTAAATGGTGTGCAATACAGTGCAACAACAGACGCTCAAAGTTCTGCTTTGTCTGGTAGCACTGAAGCGACTGGAACAACTCAAGCAACTATTGCGGAAAGTTATTCAGCTACAAACGCGAACACTCAAAAAGGTCCAGCATTGAAAAACGATGTTGATTTAATTCCATATATTGGAATTGAAGCAGGTGCTGGTG